CCTGCTCCACCCAACTACGCACACCCGCCGCGGTGCTGCTCAGCACGTAGCCGTCGGCGTCAGGGTTGCCGAGTGCCGGTTCAATGTCGCTTGTGTCTGCAATGCCGTGTACGTTCGTCGTCAGCGCGTTGTGCGTGGTAATTGCCGCATCCACAGCCGTTGTGATTGCGTCCGCTGACGTGACGGTGCTGCCCACCGTGGCCGCCATGAGTGCGTGCAACGTGGTGGCGTCACCCGCTGCCAGACTGAAGCGGAACGACTGCCCATCAGGTAACGTGCACTTGTAAAGATAAGCCCCGCTATCAGGAACGGCTAAGGCTATTGTGCCTTCGCCATTTTCATCTGAAGTTGTATTGAAAACACTTTGAATCACAGCCCCGGAGCTAGTCGTTGCTAGCGGGGTAAGCAAATCAAAGGTAGTCACCTTGTTGGCGGCTCGGCCTTCAGTTATTAAGAATAAGCTGTATGTTATTGTTCTAGTGCTCAAATTAATCGCTCCAGTAAATATTAAACTTATTCTTCAAAAAGTCCCATGCGCTTCATCAGTTTGTCATGCTCTTCAATTTGCTTAAGCTTCTTTCTCTCCCTGCTTGTTTTTGGCTTATCGCTTTTCTTGCTACTCATTAATTCAAGCCTATAGTCTTCAGCGTCTAAAATACTTCGAGCTTCGACCATTCTAAAGAACCTTAAAACATCAAGCTTTTCATCTAATTCACCAGGAAGATATTGCGGGTACCAGTCGTACAGGATTGCGTCAAATAGATGATCGTTTTTTGAAACAAACTTAGCAAATTGAAGAGCAGAATCTAATTCATTTTCTACTAATTCTGAATCGTCTTCGCCAGACTCTCCATCTGTTCCTTGGCTGCCGCGCTTGTAGTAAATAGCGACAGCCCTTTCGCTTCCCCCAGCTCTCTTAGCCTCGAAATGTGTTTAAGCGGAGTAAGGGCGAACCATTGCCAAATACGAATATCCATCTCGTCCAAATCATCTTCACTTTCAATCTCTTCTACCACTTCGCCATTAGAAAGAGGCAATCGAAGCGAAACGATTTTCTCTTTTAGAATTTTAAAGTAGTCTTCGCTAGAGGTTTTTTCATCTGTAAAGACTCGGACATCTTTTCGGCTCCAAACGTCGTCCCACTCCACAAAGACTTCATCTGGATTTTCTTCGTAATAACTATATTTCATTACGCAACACTCCGCGTAGGTGCCCCGTTACAGCGAACAGTAACACCAGTCAAGCTAACAAGCTCAGAAGCACTCCCACCAAGAGTTCCAGCGGTCATAAACGCATTAGAAGTCCAAGTGTAAGTTACAGTATTCGTGCCATCATTAAATGCGATGACAAAAGTTCGAACAGTTCCAGCAAGCAGATCAGGCATCAAATAGCCATCAACAGTACTGTCCCAGTTACGAATCTCCAGATTAGCCGTCCAATCAGCTAGACCCGGGATATACTCCATTGCGCTAGAGCCAAAATCAGTAGTGTCAAGCTCAGCAATCTGACCAGCAATGCTGGCAGTGTTCACATAACTTGTAATATTGTTTGAGTTCCATGTAATAGTTACGGAACCAGCACCTTTAACAGGCATAACTCCTCCTTTACATCGTCACGTTTTCGACGACGACAATAAGCGTAACTTTTAGGCTAGTAGCACCACCAAGATCAGTAGTGCTTAGTCGAATATATCTATTTACAGTGCCAGACAAAGCTGCAGAAAATCCACCAGTTGCACTAAAGGTGAAAGTAGCTTCATCTGCAAATGTGCTGTTGTCAGAAGACGATTGAACCTTCAGAATTGTGTCAGTGCTAGTCCCATCCTCGTCATCGTCAATACTGTGGACATGAAGATAAGCATAACCACCAGCACTACCAGCGCTAGCAAAATCAATAGCTGTCTGGTTTCCAGTAGCTGTAAGCTCAAGATTGTATGCAATCAATAACCCGCGCTTTCCACCTTCACTAGCAGACCACTGCCCGTTCATTGTGATGATGCTAGAAGCTTCAGCACTAATTGGAAGGTTAGAATTGAACGCATCTGGGATGGTATACGCTGGAGAACCATTTGTATTTTTTAGAGGCAGATAAGTGACGATTGCCCCATTAACACCAAGCCTATCGTGCAGCTCATCGGCTACCCCGTTAGCGTCTCCACCAGTAAAGTAACCGTTCTGAGAGATAGACATGCTTTTTAGCCCAGCAATATATTCCATAGCAGAGCTGTCAATGTTAGTTGAATCTAATTCATCTAAAGTGAACTGCACCTCAGCACGAGACGTCGCTCCACTAAAGATAAATTCGTCAACAAGAATAGCACTAGACGTACCTTTAACTGGAGCCATCTTCATCTACCTCCGTAGTAGTTTTCTTAGCAGCTTTCTTTTGTTTTGGTTTGTCTTCTTTAAGAATGACATAACCTTCGTCAATGAGCCGCTGAAGAACTTCAACTTTGTAAACTGAATTAACTACGGTTCCAGGTTTCAGTTTATCAATCGCGCCTTTATCGCTTACAACAAAAATTGTTTCCATTTTCTATAGTCCAAAGCTACAAGTTACTGTTGTATTTATAATCAAACCAACAGAATCGCCATGTGTTTCGTACAAAACTTCGCTAGAAAAATCGTCGATAAACAAGGAAGAAGAGTTTACAGAAAAAGCTGTAGCAACCCTTTGAAGAAAGCTTAATGCCAAATCTAGTTTGTCTTTCTGAGTTGACTGCCTGCCTTGCTCTATGTAAATAACATATTCGAACGAAAGGTTGATATAGTTTGGCAGAGTTGTCCCAAAGGTGAGACCAGTCCCACTCGTAACTTTTGGGTTTCTAATGAAAACAAACGGCATTTCCGCTGTAGAAATAGAGAGAGGCGGAGCATCATAATAGCGCTTTACGCCAGTAATCTCTACATCTAAGAAAGAAGAAATAACGCTAGCAATTGTAGCCACTAAATTAGCCTCCGATATGCCTCTAACATCTCTCTAATATCTGCGGGAAAGCCTGGAGGTAAAAGCATTCCACTAGAGACTAAAAGCGGTTTGTCAATATCTATCGCATTATCTTTTTGATAGTAAAGCCAAGAAGCCACTCTTATACAAGCGTGAACAATATCGTTTGGGGGCGAAGCACTCCAAGCCCATTTTGCAGTAATTGCAATAGCATTCTCAGGATCGTCTGTATACGTCCAACTAAAGCCACTGGATCCCAAAAGAGCTATACCATAATATGGCGAGTCGTTTCTTGGTTCTGTAGTATACTTGTTAGATGCGATTGTTACGCCATCGCCATTAACAACTGACGTGATGTCAACACAAACTAAATTATTGAAGTAAAGGAAACGTTTGTGAACATCAGCAACAGCATCAAAATACTTAGTTGTAGCTGTAGATGCTTCAAAAACGTGGCCAGTGTAAGTTTCAATAACAGCTTGTGCTCTAGCTATCAAGCTAGTAAGCAAAGCATCGTCATCTGTATTAGCATTATCGATACTTAAATAAGCTTTAACGTCTGATAAGCTACAGTAGCTCATTACTTTTTACGACTCCGGCGTTTATTCTGACGACTTGGAGCAATTGACTCTTCATCGTCGTCTGCTTCGTCTTCTTCTTGTTCTGTCTCTTCTTGCTCTTCGCTTTCATCATCAAGTTCATCAAGAAAAGTGCTATTTCCATCACCCTCTGGGTCGAGATCCTCTACGCTAGAAAGAAATTGTGTTTCTGGATCAATCGACTCTAGCAGCATCTCTTGCTCTTTTTCTTTATCCTTGATGTCGCCACGCTCTACGAATTGCTTAATCGTGCTTTCATCCCAATCTGCCGGGACTTCATCTCCAGGGCTAAAATTGCTGTCACCAACTACTAGATAGCGATTAAAAATCATTTTGTCACCTTTTGTGTGAGGGGCGGGAGATGCCCCTCATCTTTCACTTAGCTAGAGGGAGCAACGATTTCGTCAACAGAAGCGAGATCAATGCTGGTAACAGGAGAACCAAACCGCGGAGTACCGATAGCTACAACAGACACATCGCTAGCAGCAGTTGCAGTCGTCAGTGTGCCGCGAATGTAACGGTTTCCATTAGCCGCAACATCGATTGCGCGCACTTCAACAAGCACCTGCTTGTCGGAATCACCACCAGCTTCAGTCAACTGAGTAATTGAAGCCTCAGCCGTTGCGTAAGAACCACCACTAGCGGAGTCACTTTTGACTGCGAAGTCAACAGTACCATTAGTCGTCATCTCACCAACTGAAACAATGAACAACACTCGGTCGAACTTCTGCATGTCAATAACATCAGTATTGACAGCACTAGCGGTCTGAGCTTCGGGATCAATCGTAGCGCAAACAGCAAGCTGTTCACTCAAGTTCATTTCTACATTCATGTCTAATCTCCTTTAAGACTAATTTTAATTGATTAAGCAGCTAAATTAGTCGTTGTGGTAAACGAACGGCGAGACAGTGTAAGAACCCTGAGGATCAGCAAGAGTAACTGCACTCTTGAGCCAAGGCTTACCGTCAGTCCGCTGAGAGAACCGCCAAGTTCCTTTCTCATTCACAAACGCAGCATGCTCAGAGAA